TTGTTTTCGATAATGATTGGACAATCGTTATAGAATCTGTTAATGTCTGCTGCAACTGATGCAAAATGTTCAGCATCAATAACGTTGTTAGCATACGTTGCAACTTGTTCCATTTTATCTGCACTATAGATTCGCAAAACTTGAATTACTGCATAGTCTTTACCAGTACCTGTAGCAGAGTCAACTCCCATAATGTAAAGTGCGTCTTTGACAGGTCTTTCCCAAATTTTCAAATCAAAACCGTATTTGTATTCAAGCGGTTCGACTGGGCACATCTTATCAAGTAAGTCAGGTGCAATCAACGTAGAAGTAGAACCAATGAATGAACAGTTGCCGTTAATAACTCCGTTTGCAGTTGCGTATTTGTGAGCAGTGTCACCTTCACCTTTAACGTTCGTCGGAGAATACACGGGTTGTTCAATTTCTGTTACTTCAACTGACTTGATTTTCTTTGGCTTGTCCAATGTATCAAGTTTATCGCCAATCTTTAAATTTTCTGCTAAAGTTTCAATGCCTTTAATGTAGAATTTATGTCCTCTCGACACAATCATATTAGTGGCATCATCGAACATCAACTTAACAATATTCTTGCTAGTTTTCATGATACCTTCGAATGGGTGGAATAAACCATCAGCACCACGAATCTTAATTCCACATTGATTATAAATCATACTTGCCATATCATAACCTCAATAAAATATTTATTAGACAAAAAATGCTGCGATTGATATCGCAGCACCTTGAGCTTTAATTATGAAAATTAACCAATACGTGTATTGTTGTAATACAATTCCCAAGTGTTGTAGTTGAATGTGATGCTTGGTGCAATCTTATCACCTGCTTCTGCATTCAATTCAATCTGACCATTATCAATTGGGAAGCAATCATACAATCTCCATGAATATGGCAATTTTGTTCTCAATGCTGAGTCATAGCATGTGATTGTAATCTGTGCAGTGTAAAGTGCAATAAAGTCACCTACAGCACCACCAGCAGCAATACCTCTAGATGCCTGAGCACCTGGCCATGCGTGATTATAGATTAAGTTTTGCCATTCGTAGAAAATCTTTGCAATGTTAAAGTCCTGGAATTCATCGAACTTGATAGCCACTTGACCATCAACGTTAGTTCTACCAGGATAATTACGCTTTGCACCCATGTAATGAGTTGTAATCAATTCAGTCTTTTTCTGTGGTGCAGAAATGCTACGAGCACGTAACATTAACATTTCTGCAACAGTATCAATGTCGCCAAACAAATTAGCAAGAGGAGTTCCTGAATTAAACTGGAAGACAGTTTGGAATAGGAAGTTCTTAGCTAAGTCTGGGTAACCTAGAATCGGACTAGTCCATAAATTTCTATTTTGTTCTTCTGTTGCCATAATTAAATGCTCCAATAACTTATAATATATTTATATATGAGGATTAAATGCTACAGTCATCGAGCCAGTCAATTCTCCTGCACCAGCTCCAACGTATGGAACTATGTTTATTACTGTTTGTAAAAACTCTTTTACACCCTCATCAATTATTTTCATTGCTGCTTCATGCGAATTTGGTTTTCTACCAAACATTTTTGCCATAAAAACAGGTGCATACGCATTAACTGTAGTACATGTCAATTTTGCAAGATATGGTGTTGAATAGCTAGCAGCTTTACAGTCAACATACCATAATGTTCTTCTGATTGTATATTCAAATAGTTTGAAGAAACCTTGCCAAACATTTGGTTTAGTTGCTAATGCTGATTTAATTTCTACATCATTTGGAATGTATGGAACGATTCCTGTAGTAAAACCACCTACCATCCCAGTAACAGGAACTACTGCGGGTGGTATAATTGCTGTACCTACAAAGTTAAATGAAGCAAGACAATTCATGTTTATCAATTCTTGCCAAAATAATGTCAATGCTGTAGAAATACCTGCTCTAGTAAGTTCAGGAGTATTTGCACCTTTTATGCAAGTTGATAAGATTTGTCCAAAATTAGGAATCATACGTATACATTCAATGTCTTCAATGCAGCAGGGAAGCAGTGTGGTGCGCCTGTAAACAAGCAATTAGGTAAGTTATTAACTTTTTGTTTTGTTGGACTTGGAACTTTAACGCCATCAACTTCTTTATCTGTGGCATTATCGCCTAAGTTGATTGTACCACCTGGTGCATTAACATTGATAGTGCTTTTCTTACCTGCATTGATAGTAACATCTCTATCTGCATTAAGATTAACAGGTCCTGCAATAGATAGATTTACGCCTACGCCATTTATTCCAGTCGAACCAGGATTTGCAATCTTTGATTTGATTGCGTTAGTTTCAACTCTGATTTCACCTGTAGAAGTAATAGTGATAATCGTACCAGTTCTATGAACAATGTTCATTTCGCCATTTGATCTATTGATTGTAGCACGTTCACCTTCATCAGTATTAAACAATGTTACAATGTTAGGATATTCGAATTCTTCTTCAGGATTTGAAAGTAAATCAGAAGTTGCGTAATTACTTAATGCTGGTGCAATTGCGGTATAAATTGGCTTTTGATCGTCACCATTGTCAAAATATCCACGAACGATAGTTCCTACAGGTGGGACTGTGAAATTACCTTTTGAAGATCCAAAATAAGTTGATTCAGGCATAGCCCAAGGAATTGCATCATCTGCAATTTCGTTATAAAAACCAACTATACGAATCTTAACACGACCTAAATGTAACTTATCATCGTTATCAATTACTTTACCAGTCCAATGGTCAGTAATCTTCTCGTAATTATTATCAGTCAGAGTATCTTGAATCTTACTCTGCTGTTGAATATAAACTTCATGTAATAAATCAGACATATTGTATTTATTATGCCTTGTAAGTACCGTCAGAAATGAGAATCAATGCACAAATAGTAGAAGCATTTGCTCGTACTATAAAACGAACTTGTGCTACGATGTAATCACCTGTATATGCTTGGCTTACAACATTATCTTCAGATTGTGTATCTAAATGAACTTTCTGACCAACGTATGGAAGTCTATTATCGATATATGCTTCATCTACTTGCTGGTTAATATCGAACAATAATTCAACTGAGTTAGTAAAGAACGAAGATATAATTGCTTTGTTATGAGCTGGTGCAACATCATAGTGAGCATGTGTATCTTCATAGAAATGCATACCACATGATGTAAGCTTGTTAGTTCCTTCAAATAGGTCAGGAATTTTGCTAACATTACTTGCCATTGTAGGTTCTGGATTGTCATACTCTATTTTACGAATACCTTGATTGTAGATATTCTTAAAGCTTGCTAAGTTGGCATTATCCATTACTTCATCGGCAAATTGAAATTCTAATTCATTTAGCATATCAGTATCAAACATACCCATAGGAGTATACACATATTCTACTTGCTTATATGCGTCTTTAAGAGTAGTTATACCTGCTTTGTTGTTAACGCTAATCTTACTATAACGAATACTGTTTACATTCTTTGGATTTTTTGCAGAAATATAATATGCAGTAGGAGCAGAATCTCTTAATGTCTTACATGAAGAGATTTTTGTTGCAGCATTGAATGCTTCTTCAATTTGTTGTTCTGAAGATTTTTCATTGAACGCAGTGTTATTAACCATAGTAGTGAAAGCTAACATTGCATCATCTTCAGCAATCCAAGAATGATCTAAGAACTTGTTAACACATTCACAGATTTTATGACGAGTGTTTATCCACTTCATCTTATCGTCAGAATCGATATAGTCAGTAACTGATAAACCACCTGCAGCTAATTGCGCCATAATTGCGTATACGCTATATTCTTCTGCTGTTATTTCAATTGCAGGCAATTCACCACGTTGTGGATATGGGACAGTAGAGCTTAAAACTTTCAATGCATCATAACAACATACAACGTGATAATTGTGTTGTAATGTGTTCAAGTTTTGTTCAGCATTTACAGAAATAATCTTCATTCTTGTCGAAATATATGAAGGTCTTGCTTTTTCTAATGCATAATTCTTACTTGGCTTATACTGAATGTATAGAGTCTGTCCAACGTGTAAATCACCAACGTTAAAGTAATCACCAGAATCAGTAATATCAATAACAGCTGTAGGTAATAATGAGAAAATGTCTTCGAATAAAGTCATTCCTAAGATTGCAGACATTGGAATTAGTGTACCATTGATACTATCAAGAACTACTTGACATTCAGTAAATTGCTTACAAACGGTGTTAGTGCTAACACCTTTTTGCATTAACGCTGTAGTATTGTTATTACTCATATTACTTCAATGAAACCTTTATTCCGCTTTCACCAACTTTCCATTCATGCAATTCAAAATGCTTTAATATTTCTGCTGCTTCGTATAATGAATTTGGTCTATCAAAACACATGAACTTATCTTTATTAACTGCAAGTAGATAGTCAGAATCTTCCAAATACATGTAGCAGTATAAGTGCATTGCAGCAATTGTTAATAGCAAACGTTTTGAATTTTGATAGTATTTGAGTGCTTCATCAACAACTTCTTGATATGTATATGTAGTGTTGCAAAGCATTGCTAATACTTTCTTTGCCAAATTGAAATCTGTACCAATTGCTGCTTTCATTGTAGTACAAGTAGAAGCATTGATAGTGTGCATTGATGATATTTTCAGTAGACTGCTTAATGCACTTAGTCTACGTTGAGATAACGTGAAGAAGTTCTTCGAGTTACCATTACCGATAGTACTGTAATCACCCTTTACTTCAACACGTTCATTTGTGTTAACATCGATCAAGTCACCATGTTCTTTAGCAAATCCAACATTTTTGAAAATAGACACAAATAAAAATTCACCTCTACCAATAGTTGGTCGTGGTGTTGTAACTTTTAAAGCTTCTTCTACGAATTCAGGCTTTAAACAATCGTCCAAGTTTGCATCTTCTAGAATGTTTCTCCAAGCAATTGGACCGTAGT